TATAATAGGATATGGATTCGCACTTAGTCTCAAAGATCCTAAGCCCCCAGCTCACATTAGGTTTATTAAGTGGCTTTATTTGGTCATCTGCTGGGTCGAAAGTGCGGATTCCAAGAAGGTTATTACCTTCTACGGCAAACCTGGATCGACCCCATTCGGATTCATGAATAGCTTGTGCTACAACTAAATTAATTGGAACCCTTTCATACTCCTCATGCATAGAATTATGGTGAACGGCACACGCACGTACATTTTCTACAAATTCTTCATTGTTTGTATAATCCATAACGTGACTAAAAGATAAACAAACCATTAATGTTGCACATAACCAGTTCATCCGCCCCAACTTTCTCCTAAATCAACATCCACTTTAGATGGTACTTCCAATTGCACACAATTTTCCATAACTTCTTTCACATCCTTTGCCTGTTTTTCATTTTGAACAGAACAGTCAAGTTCATCATGAACTTGAATAAGAGGAATGATACCTAAATTTTCATAGACGTCAACCATTGCTTTTTTGGTCTGATCTGCAGCTGATCCTTGAATCAGTCTATTAAGTGCTTTATAGGTGCCATATCTTTTAATAGCTTCTCCATACTCAACTTTAGCTTGATTCAATGGTAATGGTTTATGAACGCCCCATTGTGTAGGCTCCCATAAATCAAATCTGCATTTACGCCCTAATAATGTGCGAATAACTCCTTTGGCGTTAGCACGATTCATAACCGCTTCCAACATTCCTTGCATAAAAGGAACTTTTTTTCTAAAATCTGTAAGCATTACTTTTGCTTCTTGAGGCTCGAGATCTAATTCACGCGCTAATTTATTATAGCCCATACCATACATCACACCTAATCCAATAGTCTTGGCAAGACGTCTCTCACATCCTGCCATATCAGCTGTTTGTTGATGAAAATCCAAGTCTTTTTTATGGTATGCCTCTTTTACTTCTTTAGCACCCGGTTGGTCCACGAGGCACGCCCAGTGTGTTAAGAGTCTTGGTTCTTGTTGCGAGTAGTCCGCTTTGAGCCAGTATTGTCCTGCCTCCGGAATAAATAATTTCCTAATTTCTTTAGCAAACTGCCCCCTACTTGGCACCTGTTGTAAGTTAGGGTGATTATAAGAAAACCTACCAGACACAGTACCACCAGTGTCGGACCGTATTTGATTGATGTGAGCATGAATTCTTCCCTCCTCTGTATAATTCATTAGTCCTTGTAAAAATGTACCACGTAATTTGTTTAACTCACGTGCCTGCATAATTAATCTTGGCAGTTCATGTGGATGATCTGTCAAAAACATTTTAGTAAATGAAGGTGCATTTGTCTTTTCCGTTCTTTCATATGGTAAATTTAATGCATCAAATGCTTTCGATATTGATGCCGAAGCCCATATTTCTATATCCAGATTGGTTAGATCTTTAATACGTTTCATTAATTTCTTTTCTTTATTGTGAAATTTTTTATTTAATTCAATACATTTGTAAGTATCAAATTTAACACCACGACGTGTCATTTGAAATATCACATTAATTAATCTGCATTCTACATCATACACAGTAGTAAGATTATCTTTGACAATCTCCCATGATAATTTCTCATGCAACTTATATGTTAAATCAGCATCCGCTTCTGCATATTCACCAACAAACTCTGCCGGTAATTTATACATCTCTGATTTTGCATCCACACCAAATGCGTCAGCTGCTTCTTTCAACTTTTGTTCATTTTTAAACTCACCTAGATACTCATGGACAATACTATTTAATGTATATGAATATCTATTCTCATCTATGAGAGCAGCAGCTACCATAGTATCGTGAATTCTACCTCTTGTGTTGATTCCTAAGACACTAAGCCATCCAATATCATATTGTGCATTATGAAAGATTTTTTCAATTGAATCATCTTCACATATGGATTTAATATATTTAATAACTTTCTTTTTATCTAAATTACCTCCCCCATCATGATCAATAGGATAATATGCCTTAAAAGAAGCTGTTGCTATTGCAATACCAATGACTTTACCTCTTTTAAGAGGCCATCCTGGGCCGTGTTTCACGAGATCTGGATCACAAGTCTCCAAGTCGATAGCCACACGTTTTTCTATATGTGGATATTCTGTAGGTGCTACCCAATGTGAAGTAACTGTTTTAAAGAGATCCGCTGTCATTCATTTCCCCCGCTATTGCCATGTATGCTGCACCATCAACATAATCATCTAAATTAAATTCACCCATGGTGGAGCGTGAAATTTTTAATAAGCACATCATAATCGCTACATCTGCCGCTGTAATTTCTGTAAATGGCTTAAGTTTATCATCTAAATAAACACTCCATAAATCAGCTATTTGGGAATGATTTTTAAAACAATCCCCATGTGTTGATTGCCTATTCTTATTAATAAGCTCTTTAGCTTTAGCTAATATTTCTTCTTTTTTCATATTATAAATCCTCCTTCTCTCTGTGGTTGTACAATATGTAAACTTTCTTTTGTTCGTGTTACTCCAACATAGAATACACGAGATTCATCGTCTGGATTTTTTTCCAGGGATTCCTGTGTCTTGCGTGTTAAATCTGTAAGAAGCATTACATTTTGTGCTTCTCCACCTTTGGCAGCATGAATAGTACTTAAATTAATTTTAGGATCTACATTAAAATTTTTACCTCCTCTTTGTTCTATTGCTCTTAAATATTCTTTATCCCTATTTCCAACTTTATCAAAAGCTACATCCCATGGCCTACCAGCCATTAACAATCCATGATGCATAGCTAATGATTCCATATTATATTTAATATTTTCATCAGCAGTTTTTAATTGTTTATGGCCATGCTCAATTCCAATTTTAGTTGACATATAAGAATATATATCCTTAACCGCCTTTAAATCTATTTCTTCACCATCATTTAATTTTTTCCAAAATTGAACTGCTTCAAGTAATTTTTGTGAAATTGGTAATCTATTATTTCTCTTATACAGCAATCCTTCAGTTTTAACTTGTCTTTCTAATTCATCTAATAAATAATTTGTTCTAGCCATCACTAACCATTCACCATCTCTAAGATCAACTCCCTCTGAATAAGCATGATATCTTATTTTTCCCATATAGTCTCTACCCTTCCACTCTTTAGGTCTTCTGTTCCCAACACGTTGAATAATATTATCAGCCATTTTATGTATTAATCTTGGGCATCTATAAGATTGATCCAATACTGATATTTTGTCAGCTTTCATTCTAATAAAATATTCTACATCAGCTCCAGTCCATCTAAAAATAGCTTGATCATCATCTCCACTTATATACACCTTTTTTGCCTTACTCCAAGCATGAGAAGCAACATTCCATTGTAACCAACTTAAATCTTGTGCCTCATCAATAAATACAACATCTAATTGAGGAATATTTTTAACTTGTAAAAACAATTCTAACATATCAGTAAAATCAAGAACTTCTCTTTTTGTTTTATATTCTTCAAAAGATCTCTGTGCTCTTAATAATGCATGCCAAGAAACATCTAAGTTAGAATTATTATAATGATCCTGTAAATCTAAACCTTTCATGCGAGATAAATTAATCTCATTTATAAAACGATTATCAGTGGTTATTACCCCTCCAGTATCCATCCCATCAGTTATAGCCCCTAAATCCATCCCATAAGCATCAGAAAATTCTCTGTAATTGTCCCGAGACATAACTTCAGAAGTTGTCAAGCCTAATTGTAAGAATGCTAAAGAGTGTAAAGTTCTGAAAAATAACAATTGTTTATCCTCTAATTTAAACTTCTTTTTTGCTCTTTCCTTTGCCTCATTAGCTGCTTTTTTAGTAAATGCAAAAAAACCTATTCTATCAGGAGGAGTACCTTTAGCTAATTCATCCTCAACTAAATTCAATAAATTATGTGTCTTTCCAGTACCAGGAGGACCTAAAATTATATTTATACTTGGTTTAGAATGGTGCACTTTCCATCTCCTTTATATCAAAATCAGAATCTTGTTGTTGAAAAGCAGGAATACACCATGTATTAACTCCCCTACCTTTTATCTTAAAAAATTTACTAACACCTTTAAGATCTCTTAAACGCGCAACTATTTGCCCTGTATTATAATGAGTAAATTTATTTCTAATTAAATAATCATGTAAATCTTTTAATCTAAAATATGTTCTACCATCTTCTGTCCATGGTTTATGTAGCAATAATTCATCTTTATTTAAAGCCTGGGCACGATCAGTACAAAATTCCTGGAGGTGAACTTCAAACTGACCAGCCACAGACCCATCACTAGAAACCTCAATTTCAATAACATTACTCATAAGATTTCTCAGTGTCTCTTGCCAAATGTGCGACTTTACTAACGGAAATGGAAAATTAAGAACATCCATACATCGCCTTTGGAATTTTTGTTGCATTTGTAATTCTTCTGTTGATAATTCTAATCTTTGATCCTCTACATCTAAAAACCAAATTGGTGGTTCAGTACATAATTTTGAAAGTGATCCAAATTGTGGAGCAACATTATCAGCTCCTATTCCAAATTTTCTTGTTTTACATACAGATGCATTACAAAAGGATGCTATAGGTTGTTCTTTACATCTATAAGCATAATCTTTTTTCTCTAACTGTTTAATAATTGTTACTACCTCACTAGATGGTAAAGGAGGTGTCATATATTTTCTATTATATTCCTCTATTAAAGTTTTCCAATTCTCTGGATCAAATTTTCTTAAATAAACTCCAATATTAAATAAACCATTATTTCTTGTTCCTTCTGGAAAACCTTGCGAACACAAAGATTGTAAGCAAGGTGGACCATCAGATATTCCTTTATCGGATAATTGACTTGCAATTTTGTCTATATCATTAACAACATGTTTATTATATAATTCTAAAAATTCTTGGTATGTAGCATTCGTACCATCATCATTAACAGCACATCTTGAAGTATTTTTATAATTATAATAAGGTAAATTTAAAAAATTACCAAGGTCTCCTTTTTCTATTAATATGCTCGATTGTTTTGGAAATATTTCAGCAGAAGAATATCCTAAATCAGATGCAACCGACCTTAATTTCGATCTCATTATTTTTGCAGCAATTGGTCTGGCTGTAAATAAAAATAAGTGAGCTCCTCCACTTTTTGATTTACAATGTATAAGTGGTATATTTAATTTTCTAATTTTATGAATAAGATTCTTATGATCTAAAGGATATGTATCTATATCTATACAACCCCACACAACAGTATTATCTGCTTTAATAGGAATTATTCCTAAAGAAGGACCTACACCTTCAAGATGTTTTTCCCATAATTCATCAGTTATTTCTTTTCGGACAATATAAGATTTTCCTTCTTGCTTACCGTCAGCACGTTCTCCATTGGATTGGTGCTGACCATAAGCTATATCTAAGCCGGAAAATATCGCCTTAAATTTATCAACTTCCACTAAACCTCCAGTTTAGAAGATTACCTAAAACGGTATATCTTCGTTGCTTTCTTTATTGTTAGATTTTGGTGCCTCTTTTACAGGCTCCCCCTCTACAGTAGGTTTAGCTTCGACATCTCCTCTTGATGCTGCGGT